GTTGAGGGCAACCTCGTAATTGACCGTAGCTTGCCAGGGTGTGAAAACGCGAGTTAATGCTTTCAAAGCCACTTTCGAGTGGCTTTTTGTTAATGGAGACATGGATATGAGATGGCTACCTATCATGATGGCCCTTATTGCGCTGTCAGGCTGTGCAAACAAAATTGATTACAATAAAGCATCGTTAAATCTCGCCATTGGCATGAGCAAGACGGATGTCGAAGGGGTTATGGGGGCGCCAAGGCGAACAGATGTTAACACTGAAAGGGAAAGGTGGATTTACTGGAATCCTGTCATGGTTGGATTTACCCCAATCGATAATGAGCAATTAGCCCAAGATCGTCTGGTTGTAACATTTGTTGAAAATAAAGTAACCAAATGGGGCAAGCAAACAATTGCGGATGACATCTCTGAAAACACCCAGAAGTTGTATCAACAAGCTCGTTATAACCAGCAAAAAGCGATCTTGAAGTAACAGTAAAAATAGATTGAACCAAACAAACCTCGCTCAGGCGGGGTTTTTTATTGCCTGGAGAAAAGCATGGCTGGCAAATCACTTGGTACGCTGACAATTGACCTCATAGCCAAGGTTGGTGGATTTGTGTCTGGTCTTACCCAGGCTGAAAGGGCATCACAAAAATGGCGAAAGCAAGTCCAGGATGATGCGAAGGCAGTAGCTACAGCATTCACCGGTGCTTTAACGGCAGCCAGTGCCGCCGCAATTGGTGTCGGTGCTGCAGGTTACAATCTGCTTAAAAACACCTCTAAGCAGATCACCGAAACTGACCGTTGGGCTAAATCGCTCAACATGTCTACCCAGTCTCTGCTGGCGTGGCAGTACGCCGCTGAGAAAGCGGGAGTTTCTGGCGATCAGATGGCTGATATCTTCAAGGATATTGGCGACAAGATTGGTGATGCGGTACTAAATAAATCAGGCGAGGCGGTTGATGCGCTTAACTCCTTAGGCCTGTCCGCAAAAAAACTGGCCGGAGAGACTCCTGATAAGCAGCTGTTGGCTATCAGTGATGCGCTGGGCAAGATTAAAACCAATGCTGAAAAGACTACGATCCTTGAGAGTCTTGGGAATGACCTGTCCAAGCTGCTGCCACTTCTTGATCAGGGTGGCGAGAAGCTTCGCCAGTATATGGATGCGGCCAAGACGTTTGGCGTTGCTCCTGATGATTCTGATATTGAGAAACTGGTCAAAGTTAACTCCTTGTTTGAGGACATGGAGACGCAAGTAAATGGCGTAAAAATTGAAATTGCTACCGGCCTGGCAAACGTTGATTTGTCGGGGCTCCAGAAATCCATCACCGATATGGGTAATGTATTTAAAGACCCGGCGGTGATTCAGGGAATAACAGATCTGGTTGGAGGAGTGGTTGACCTTGCAACCTGGCTTGTAAAGGTAGGGGCTGAGGCCGGTAAGCTAATTGATCTCTATAAAGGAGGTCAGTCCGTAGGTGCAAATGCATCCCTTGATGAAATAGAGCGGCGGATAAGAAACCTTCAGGCCGATCTGAACGATCAGGGCGTTGCTGCTGATATTAACCGAATTGGCATGGATATAGACGGGAAAAGGGCAGAACTCGAACAATTAGAGCGCCGCGTCGCACTGATCAAATCAGTTAATAACCTTCCGCTTAGCCCGGCCATCATGTCAGCCAAGAAAGGGCCCACAAAAGATTACAAGCTTAAAGATAACGAAACCAACGGCCCCAATACTCCAGACGCAAATGCAAAGAAACTCGCAACGGCATTCAAGTCCCTCGAAACAAGCTATCAGCGCCAAATAGCACTGATTGACACGACTGGTAAGAAAAATAAGGAAGTGACTGAGGCTGAAAAGCTCAGGTTTGATATATCAAGCGGCAAGCTGGTCGGCATCAATGCAGCAC